CCTCAATGGGCGCGATGATCGGCTCGTTCTCCGTATCGATTTCCGCGAAGGCGGGCACCGACGCGAGGAGCACCAGCACGGCAACCGCGCGGCGCATTAGAGATCCTCCGGCTTCTTGACCTCAACCAGCCCGGCGAATCCCCTGGGCGGATTGGCTGCCACCGCTGCCCTGCCAGCCTCCTCCGCCGCCTGAATCTTCCGCGCGCCAGGGGAGACGACGCCGAGAACGCTGCCGAGAGTCACAACCCCAGTGGCGATCTTAAACCCCATGGTGTGGCCTGGAAGCACCTGGACCAGGATGCCGGCCAAAGCAACGGCGGCAGCAACGTATGGGACAGCCTTGGGTGGAATGTACGGCAGGCCAGTTGGGGATTGTGAATGGTCCATAGACGACAGCCTAAGTCAAGGCTTGCGCTTTTCTGATATTTACTAATCTGCCAGCAGGAAAAGCTCTCGCTCGGCCTTCCTGCGCGCGACCAGTCCGGGGAGCGTTTTGCCTCCCGCCTTGACCCAGCGCGGCAGTTGGTCTGCGGCGGCTTGGCTGTCGCCTGCGCGCAGGCGCTTAAGTAGGGTCGAGTGGGAAAGGTTCCCGAGACCTACGTTAAAGGCAAACGAAACGAGGGCGCTGAACTGGTTACTAGACAGCGCTACCCCGGCGGCGAGCCCTGCCACGCCGTCCTCGAACCGCTCCAGGTCATAGCTGAAGATGACATCGGCCTGGTGCTGGGAGATGCGCTGGCCGAGTTTAACGTCGCCTGTGTGCCCGTAGCCAATGGTTGGCACGCCCACTGCGTCGAGGTACGCCAACAGCCGGCACCCCTCAAACCGCTTAATAATCTCCCGCCCAGCGTCGTTGCAGCGCATTACCTGCCCCTGCGTCTGGCGTCCCGCTGCTCCTCGCGAATCTCCTGGAGGATTTGTGTCTGAAATTTCAGCGCCTCTTGCATGGCGCGCACGTCTTGGCGCATTTCAGCCAGTCCTGCGTCTTGGCTGGTGGACTTGTTCCGGAGCTCGCGCATCTCGCGCCTTGCTGACTCTCCGTCAGCGCGCAGGGAGGCAACGTCAGCGCGCTGCATGGCCCACGTACCGCCCGCGCCCGCCACTGCAAGCGCGACGATGACAATGGTTTTGAGGTCCAGCCTGACCGGCGTCTTATCGGTGATTGCGCTCATGGGAGTCTGCTCGTCGGATGGCGTGCCCGGAAGACTGCGCCCCACTTGGACTCTGGGTCGGTGACGTCCTGGCTTCCCCAGGATGCGTGCTGCTCGTCGCCACCGTTCTGGACGCACTCGGCGACGTACATCATCTCGTGCGCGTAGGACGTCTGGTTGATGTCCACTGACGCGTTCCCGATGACCACGTAGGAGGCCCAGCAGTGAGTCAGCCCGCCGATCGGCTTGCCGTCGTAGCGGTTCCACGGGTCTTGAAACGTGTCCGTCTCGAGCGTGTTTATAGCCAGCCCGCGAAGCAGTCCGCAGTGGAGGCCAAACGGCAGGTGCGTAATCAGCACCCGCGCTTCAGCCTCGTTTGCCTGGTCGCAGTCCGGCGTGCCTTCGCCGTAGAACTGAGCGCCGCACGTCGTGACGCACGCAGGAGGGGGTGGCCCCTGGATGAATGGGACGGTGGAGCATGACAGCCCGGCCAGGCTCGCCAGGGTTACCGAGACGCTCGTAGCCAGGGAACGGGAAGCCACACCGCACCCCTACAGCCCGCCGTCGCCCAACTTCAGGCCACGCTTACCGAGCTTGAGCGCAAGGTCGCGCGCGGCAGCGTTGCGGCACACCGCGTGGTTGACGATGGTGCTGCACTCCTCGATGCCGTTGGACGAGGCGCAGCCGATGAGCGTGCATCCGCCGTCCGGGCGGAAGCTCTGAATCTCCAGGCGGGACTCGACCGTGGTGCTCTCGGTCAAGCAGCGATCCTGCGCAGTGGCTGCGCCCACAATCGCGAAAACAGCTAAAATCGCCAAGATGCGAACGTTCATGGGTTTATTCCTTAGTGCTGCATGGCGGTGGCGCGGAACTCGGCAGATGCTGGGTCGCACGTGCCCTCAATGCAGCAGTGGCGAACTGAAACCGTTCCGCCCGCTGACACCCAGCCCTGAAACATCGAGCCGGCCACCTGCGCAGTGGCAGGCACGCCGATAATGGTTGCATCGCCAACCGCAGAACTGGTCACGGCGATGGTGAGGTCGTCGCATGTGCCGGCGGCGGTGCTGGGGAAGTCCAGCGTGGCAGTGCCGGTACGTATTCCTGAAATCTCCGAGGTGCTGCCAATGGCCACCGCACCAGTGCTATAGAGGGCGCCCGTGACGTAGACGCGGCTGGACGCATATTCAATGCGCCGAGTACAGGCCGGTCCGTTCAGGCAGAGTTGCGCGCCATCGGCCATGAAGACGTCGCCGTTCAGGTCGATGCCGAAAATCTGTGCGCCGCCGGAAACAGAGTTCACCTCAAGGACGAGGTCGTTCGCGTCGAGCGTGGCAGTGGGCGCGATGGTGTGGCTGGCCACTGCGGTAGTGGCGTTCGCCGCGGAGGTGGCGGACTCCCACGAGCACGTACCGGTGCCCGAGCAGATGAACTGCGGCGTCGACCCGCTTGCCGTCACGGTGGTCGCCGACGAGGTGCTCGAGAGCACCAGCGTGGTGCCAGTGATGCCGCCAGTAAACGTGCCGCTAGAGCCCACCACCGGGCCGCCATTGGCGGGCATGGCTACTTGCGCGTGCGCGGACTCAGGCGCGAGCATCTCGGTGAAGCGCATCGCCCCGCCAACGAGCGCGCACACAACAACGGCAGCGAGCCATTTCTGGGCGCCGCGCCACGTGACGGTAATCGTCATGTTACTTTCTCCAGCAGTGGGCGGTAACGGTCAGCGCGCCGGAGCTCGAGGTGACGGACACCGCCTCGACGTAGAGGCGCCCCGAGCTAACGAGCACGGCATAGTCCTGGGTAACCATGTCCCGAACGGCGGAGGTGGAAACCGAAACGGTAACGTCTTGGTTCCGCATCCACCGCGCAAGGACGCTGTCGTAGTACCAAAACCGGAGGGTGCCCGCGCCGGACAGGGTTTGCCCCGACGCCGCGGACAGTACGAACCGGCACCCGGAGATGCCCGAAAGCGGGACGCCATCCCCTGCCGCGGTGGGGACGTTGGCGCTGGCATGGTTTGCCGTCTGAGTGGCCGCAGCAGCCGGGCCCATGGCAACCTTGATTGCCGACAACTGGGCGAATGCGAGCGCGGGCGCGAGCGCCAGCGCAATAAGAGCAAGGCGCTTCATGTTAACCCTCAGTTGTTGGAGCGAGAGACTTCAATCCAGGTGGAGCCGGCATACACCAAGGTGATGGTGTCGTATTGACCAGCAGCGAAGGAGCCGGCAATCTCAGACACGCCAGCGCTATCCGCGAAGGTCGCGGTGTTGGCCGAGGTGTTGGTGATGGTGATTCGGCTGCCGGTGATGGCACCGGTCTCGCTCATCGTCATGGTGCACCCGTCAGAGTCCGAGCAGGTAACAACGACGACGTCCGCGCTCGGGGTGACCGTGCCAGCCGCTGCGCTTCCGTCCCCGGAGTCCGCAACAGTGAGCGTGCTGGTCGAGATGGACCGGCCCAGCTGGTAGACGTCTCCCTGCTCTGTGACGCTAAGGAGCGAGGCTGCGGCGCTGTCGTTGACCTCAAGGACGAGGTCGCCAGCGGTCACATTTGTGGACGTTGACAGGGTGATGGCCGCCACGGTGCTGGACGTGGTGGCGTCGTTGGTCGCTGATACAATGTTAAATGACTGGCCCGTGCCAGAGGCGGTCATGTCGTTGCCGGACAGGGTCAGGTCGACGACGCTGCTGGAACAGGTAAGCGTCCCGGCGAAAACCACGTCGCCCTCGACGTCAACGCTAAACAGGGAGGCGCCCTGGTCGTCGTTAACCTCAAGAACAAGGTCGTTTGCCGCTGGGGTGGCGGACGGGGACAGGGTCCAAGCCGCAACGCTTGAGGTCATAGCCGTGGCGCTGGTCGACGACACGAGCGAATTGGTGGTGGTCGACTTCGACATGGTCAGCGTGCCGGGGGTAACGGTCATCGCCGCAGCCCCTCCGCCAGCAATGCCGAACGTGTTCGCCGCCGCTGAGTAGAACCCGGTATCCGAGTCCGACTGGAACGCAACGGCAGGGCTCGCCGCCGTGCCGCTGGAGAACAATTGCTTGAGGCGCTGCAGGGCCGGGGTGGCGTTCGCAAGCGTGGCGCCGATGGCGGCGAGGCCAAAGAACGCGAAAACGTACTTTCTAGTGCTATTCATGATTCATCCTCAAAGGTCAGGGGGCGGGGCAAACCGCCCCCGCCCATGGGTTGAATCAGTAGATGTTCGCGATCAGCGCGCCGGCCACGAAGTCAGCGTCAGAGGACGAGGTGCTCGCCGCCGACTTGAGCTCGTACTCCCAGCCCGACTCCAGGTGGTGAGCACCGAGCCCGCCGCCCAGCTCCGGACGGTCGATGCTCTTCACGAACATCGACTGCGCCATGAACAGCTTCCCGAACGTCATCGACTTGAGCGCCGGGGTGGGGTTGACGTACGCGAGAACCGCCGAGTCCGGCCAGATGGACGAGAGCGAGTCGGCTGCGCCCTCGTTGGCGGTGTTCTTGATTGCCGACGCAACAACAATCTCGTCCAGGCCGAACAGGGCCGCAATCAACTCCATAGCAACGGTCGGGCTGGTGTACTTCACGCGGTCGACAATTCCCGGCGCAAGCTTCAGGACCTCAAGGCCCTGACGGGAGAGGAAAAGCTTGTTCGGGTACTTGCCGCACTTCTCGAACACGGCCTGGCTAGAGGCGCGGACGTTCTCCAGCGGGTCGCCACCAGCATCGCTCCAGCGGTCGGTGCTGTTGGTCAGGGTGGTAACCAGCGCCGAGGGGTAGTTGCCCGAGGTGGTGGCCAGGGTGACAGCGTCCGCCTCCATCTCAATCATGAGCGCGTCCATGTTTTGCATGGCCGTCTCCTGGTCGAGGTCTGCCATCGCCTTGTCAAAGTCGCGCGCGTCGCGCTCCAGGACGAGACCCTTCACCCGGTGCTCAACGCAGGTGAAGGTCCGCTTGGTGGCCGACCACTCGTGGACGGGAGCCTCGGTGCCGCTTGGGGCCTCCAGCGCCTTCACCCGAAGGTTGTCCTTCGAATAGCTGTAGAACTGGCCAGTTTTCTTGGGGACGATGTGCGGCGTGAACAGTTTCTGAGCAACGAAGCCGGACAGGTCGTTCGAATACCGGATCGAGAAGTTCTCGAGCGGCGATGCAGTAATGAAGGCAGAGGGGTCGAGCATGGCTTATTTTTCCTTACGAACTAGCTGTTAGCGGGACCAGCCACGTTCGGCAGGCCAACAAGTTGGACTTCGATGATGTCGCCATCGGCGGTGGCCGCGGTGAGCGCAATACCAATCGAGCGTGCGGTCGCACCGGCCGCGGTGGAGACCTTGCCAGCGCCGGATGCGGTGATCATGACCTCGGCGCCAGCGGTGATGGCGTCCGACGCGGTGACCTTCGCAACGCCGAACTGCTGCAGTTGGAGGAAGTCGCCAGACACGGCGCTGATCAGCGACACGCCATAGGCGCAGTCGGCGATGGCGTTGGCCGCGGTGACAGTCCCGCCGGAGCCATACTCCACCACGCGGTACTGAGCAATAGTGCCGCCAGCCTCGGCGCGCACAGGAGAAACACCCTGGAGATTGTATTGCGACATTGTTTTTCCTTACTTTGCAGCGAAGTAGAGAGCGAATTCCTTGGGAAGCTCGCGCTTTGCGCGGTTGTGCGCTTCGGTAAACGTCAGGCCGGTCGCACGGAGCGCCTCGACATGAGCGTTAAACTTCTTGGATGCCTCGGCCTTCGCATCGCTGGCGCCAGCGTCGCCGGCCACGCCGACCTCACCCTGTGGAACGATGGGCGCGCAGCCCTCGAGGAACTTGAACGCCTCGAGACCCTGGGCGAGAGCCATGGGCTCCATACCAGCGCGGTACGCGGGGGTGCACTTGCCCGCGCGCACGAGGTCATCAAAGAAGCGGGTAACCTCGGAGGCGCGCTTCTCGGACTCCAGCGCCTTCACCTTCTCGGAGAGCTTCGACGCCTGGCCCTCGACCTCGGCCAGCTTCGCCTTGAGCGCGTCACCCTCGGCCGCCTTGGTGGTGACCTCGGCCAACGCGACGGCAGCAGCGGCGGACTTCTCCGCGTGGGCCTTCGCGGCCTCGTTGACCTGCTCGTCGGTGGCGTCGTCGGCCAGGCCGAACGCAGCAAGAAGAAGCTTCTTATCCAAAGCGGACTCCGGGGTTTCGCTCGCCGCGACACGCGGCAGCTCGGTGAGAAATGGGTCATTCAGCAGCGCGGCGCCGAGGAGTTGTGCGCCCTGCGGCTTGCCGCTGCGCTTGCTGACGGACTTGAGGGAGAACTCCGGCGAGAGATAGCGGAGCTCGTCCTTGAGAATGTAGCCCCTAGCGCGCTCGGTCCAGGAAATGAGCGCGTAGAGGCCAGGCCCGGCGTTGCGCTCGGGCGACGCGGCATGCGCGTCAAAGCAGACATCCTTCAGCCAGCCGGCGGCAACCTTCTCGTCGATTGCGCCAGAGGCAGAGGATGGTCCGCGGTGGAAGTAGTTAACCGCCCGTTCAGGCTTACCCTCGGCAGCGTAGTTGTCCGCCATCTGGGAGAGGCAGTCGGCGCTAAACTCGATAGCGCCGTTGGGGAAATCAGCCCTGTGACGCTTGGCGCCAAGGGGGAAAAGCAGGTGCCAGCGAGCGGAGGTGTCCCCGCTTGCAAGTGCAATGGCAACGCTTTCGCCTGATCCGGTAAGCCGCACGCCATGTATTAAAGCGCGCGAGTGTTACAAGGGTGCTGTCGGCCTATTCGTCCGAGATGAGTTCGGGCTGCAGGCTGCACCTGCACTCGGACTGGCAGGCCAATACGCCGCTGCCAGGGAGCCCATAGCGCTCCCATTCACGCATCGATTTCCGCTTGCCGTGCCTGTCCTCACACGACGGGCAGGAGCCGCGGCCGACGGCAATCCAAACGAAGTGCTTGGCGACTCCGTCCAGGCGCCCGATGCGGTACTGCGTTATGGCAGCCTTCGTCTGGCGGCGCAGCGTCTGCGTCATCGCCCGCTCTAGCTGGCCATCTATAGCCGCCCAGGTGGACGCATCTGGCTCGCCCTTCTCCTCGATGGCCTTCTCTAGCTGCTCCTCGTACACCCGGCGAGCTCGGCGCTTGAATTCGCGCATGTCTGGCTCGAGACCAAAGCGCGCGAGCGTGCGCACGAGCTGCGATGGCGACTTGTCGCCGAGATTCTCGAGGCTAGGCAACCGGCCGGAGCCTGGCCGGTTAAGCGTCTTCTTGGCCATCGCCGCCCGCTTTCCTGGCCTTGATGTCAATATCGCGGACCTGGCGCAGGGTGCCTAGGCGCCTGTCGCCCATGCCCCTAATTGCCTCGTATTGACGCACCAGATGCTTGTCAGTCATCGCCTTGAGCTTCGGAACGTCGTGCGCGTACTCGGCCAACGCAAGAAACACAAAGCCCTCGACGAAGGCGTTGCGTGCCTCGCGCTTGCCCATCTTGCCTTCGGTGCGCAGCTTGTATATGCGCCGCGCGAGCGAGCGCAGGCGCTTCTTGGTTACGTCCAGGCGGTTGATGGTGGCCTCGATTAGTTCGGCCGCCTCTAGTTCCTGGTCAATGATGGCATCGAGGACTGCCTCACCCGTGCTTGCCTTCGACATCCGTCCTCCGCGCGCACGAGACGGAGTCGTGCGTCATAGCGCCGCAGAGGGAGCACCTCTCCGTGTCCCAGTCAAGGGCAGCGCAATTGTAACACACTAGAGGTTCCGCCATGCCGTCGGGCGGTACAGGACTGGCTTGCCAATACCCAGGGCCACGGTCACCTCGGCGCGCATGCCCTCCGAGCAGTCCTCGAGGTTCTCCGCGTACACCCAGACCGCCTCACATGCGTCAATCCACGCCACCCCGGCGGCCATCCCCACTACCCGCTCGTCGTGCACGTCGTCGTCCAGAAACTGGGTAAAGAGCAGGTGCGGCGCAATGGGCGCGCACCCGGAGGCCACTGCCGCGCGACACAGCCGGCGGGCCAGTGCGAAGTTGTCCTCGACGGTACGGCCACGCCCGGCACGTAGGGGAGAGCAGACGAAGACGCGCCTCATAGGCTCGCCCCTTGCTTCTCGTCGCGCGCAGTCTCCCGCGCAATCGCCTCGGCCAAGTCCTCGCACTCAAGGCCATGACGGACGCGCTTGCAGACAAGCCAGGTGGAGTCCTCGGCCTCTCCCATGTAGCGCACGAATTCGCCGAACTGAAACCAGCCGACGACAAGCGAGCCGGTGGCGAGCACCATGGCCAGCGTAAGCATCGCGAAACGCATTTAGTCCTCGAGGCGCAGCAATTCAGACAGCGACTTCTCGTCCTCTTCTTTGTCGCCGAACGCCCCACCCTTTTGGAACTTGCCGAACTGGGCCGCGCGCTCCGCGTCCTGCTTGACCTTGAGCGCTTCCCTCTCGGCTGGCGACACTGGAGGCATCCCGAGCGTCTCGCGCACGAACGCCTCGTCACGCTCCGTCACGGTAAGCACGCCCGCCGACTTGGCGGTACTGATCGCCTGCATCATCTGCCAGCGGCGCAGCGAAACCGTCTCGGACTCGGGCGGCTTGATAATAAGTTTGACAACAGGGTAATGCTGCTGAGGACCGAAATTCAGGTCCACCAACCTGCGCACGAGCCCGGTGTAGGGTTGAGCACCCACGCCGTTAAGCACACCTTCAATCCACGCGCGGATACCTGCAATGAAGGAATTCTTTGAGACGTCGTGAACCTCGCCAACGGCCCGACTGCCGGTGTCGCCCGTGCCTAGCGCCGTTTGCTGGGCCTGGACAAGTTCCAGCATGGCAATACCGAGCGCTCGCCAGGTGTCGAGGATGGCGTTATTCGCGGCACCCGGAGAGAACACCCAGTTGATTTTGACCCCTGGCGGAAGCTGGACTGCGGCGTTCTCGTGGAACACCATCGACTCAAGCAGCGTCTGAAGGTCCGCGCGCTGCTCTGTGGTGAGCATCACGTCCTTGTCTGACTCGGCCACCGGGACGCCGCACGCCTCGCGCTGGTGCTTGATGCCCAGGATGCGCAAAAGCTCCGTGCGGATTTGTGCCATGTACCAGCCAGGGCGGAACACGCTAAAGCCCTGGTAGTTGTTCCCGCTGCGGTTCCACGTTGCAAGCAGGCACTTGTCCGCTGGCAGCTCGATGTTGTCCAGCCACCTGCCGTCGCGCATGCCGGCTTGCTTGATGACAGCCAACTCTCCGTCGCGCTCAATCCACCCGTCGGACTTGACCGACGACGGAAGGCGCTGCGCCAGCTTCTTGACGTATACGGCCCGCCCGCCAGGCACGCGCTTGTCCGGGCGAGTTCCCCACACCACCTCATGCAGGCTAAAGCCGTAGCCAAGCCCGTAGCGCACAATCTGCTCAAGCAGCGTCGGCCAACGAGGCTCCAGCCACTGCGTCAGGTTGTCGTGGACGAACTCGGCGATTTCCTGCAACCGCTCCGCCTCGGCTTGCGCCGGGCCGTTAGACGCGGCGGACACTTCAGGTGCCTCGCCGCCGGCCTCTCCCTCGTCGGCCTCTTCTTCGAGGTCTTCTGACGGGGCCGCCATGTTCTCTTTTGAAAGTTCGGATGTCTCGGCACCCTTATCGGGTCCATTCAGGCCATCCTCAGGGTTCTCACCGGCGTCATCCTGCCCGTCGGCAGGCGCCTCCTCCTGTGAGCGCTCTAATTCCTTTGCGGCCTTTGCCTCCTCCTCGGCCGCCTTGGCAATTGCCGGAGGGAGCTCGACGGCCACCTCTGCATCGCGGATAGGGGCAGCAAGCAGGTTAAGCGCAGACGCAACCTGGTGGTCGGTGCGCTCCAGCTTCTCCCACTCGCCCCATGACGTCGAGCCAGGAGTGCCATAGGCGCGCTCGAACTGGAGCCTGGTATTCGACTCGGACTGAATGCGCCCGTACCAGTTGAGCGTGCCGGAAACGCCCACCTCGGCGGACGGCGCGGCAGACTTGGGCTGCTCTGCTGGCTTCTTTTTGTTGGGAGGCGGCACGCTGGCAGTTTACCTATGCCGGGTAACATTGGGCGGCCTCACATCTCCGCCCTTCGTCGCTCGGCATTGCGCATCTGCACTACCTGGCCGCCGTAGCGCATGAGCCTCGTCAGTGCCTGGCTCATGCTGTCGACACAGTCATCGTGCGCGCCCGAGGGGAATGCAGTGCACTCCTCAACGAAGTCTCCCACCCAGGGAGCGAGCGACCTGTCAGGCAGGTATACGTTGCCGGCCTCAATCAGCGGCGACACCGCAGCGGCTCGGGCCTCCTTGCTGCCCTGCGGCTTGACCCCTACCACCCCCTCAATCTCCTTCTCCGCCCGAAGCGTCTGGATGACGGCGGGCCCGTTGGCCGCCTCCTCAACCAGCTTCATGGTAGCGGCTGGCCATTTCCTGCTGAGGGCCCTAAGCGCCTGGACTGTGGCGGGCATGTCCATACGCGCGCGGACCTGGTCGAGCAGGTAATAGTCCGCCTTGTTTTTGCCCCACACCTGGCCCACGACATAGTCGGAGCCGTCGGTGTCCTTAAAGCTCATGTCCCAGGATTGAAGCATCGTCTCGCATGTCGGACGCTGGGTGTAGTATTTCCACCACTCGCGCTTAAGCAGACCGCCTTCAAGTGGCGTCGGCCGACCCTGGTATAGCGCCTCCCACGCGCGCGAGGAGCCGATCTCTTTCTTGTACGCCTCTAGCTTTTCCGGCGTTCCAGCCTGCTCCCAGTTGCGCGGGGAGAGGATGGACTCTGGAAATGGCTTGGTGTCGTCGTGAAATGGGAAGTTAATCACCTCCCATTGCGCCCCACCCACCTCTGCTTCGCGCAAGAGCCAGCCTGCGAGGTCGTCCTCGTGCCAGCGGGTCTGTACCAAAATCACGGGCGCGTCCCCCTCCGCGCGCGTGCGGAACACGTAGGACCACCACTCTTTTACCTTCTCGCGGATGACCTTCGACTCCGCGTCCTGCGCGTCCTTGACTGGGTCGTCCACAATACCCAGGTGAAAGCCGTGACCAGTAGCCCCGCCACGCTCGCCAATGGCCAGCATCCCGCCGCGCCGCCCCTCAATTCCCCACATGTCCGCGCGCGAGGAGTCACGAGCAGTCCGCACGCCGAACACCGCCCCGCTATGCGTCTCGAATGCGTTGCGCGCCCGACGCGACATGGTGTGCGCAAGGTCTGCGGCATAGGAGGCGATCATCACCTTCTTGTCTGGGTTGCGCCCGAGGAACCAGGAAGGCAGGGCAATGGACACGAGTTCGGACTTGCCGTGCCGCGGTGGCACGCTAAGCATGAGGCGTCGACACTCGCCACGCTCGACACGCTCAAGAGCGTCAATGACCCGATGCTGCCACGGCTCGACGACGTACTTTGGGTTTAGCCGCTGAAACCATGGCGCAAGCCGACGCTTGGCGCGCTCTCGGTCAATCTCCTCCAGCGACGGGAGGCGGATCACTCGTCACGCCCCAGCAGCGCGGCGCGCAGGCAGTCCTCGCAACTGCCGTTCTGGCACGGGTCCGACCAGTCGGTGTCGTCATCCTGCTCGGCAATGGCGGCCGCGTCCGCGTGCCTCCGGGCGACCTTGGATAACTCCTTGGCCTCTTCCCGGCTGCCCCAGTGTCCGCCGCCGTTCTTGGCTCCGGCGTGCTCCGTCTTAATCCACGCGCGCGGGCTCACTTGCACGCCTCGCACCTGGTCAGAATCCAGTGGCCGCGGTACCGCTTCTCGCCGGGCTGCCCGCACTGCTCGCACGTCCGAAACGACTCGACCTCGGCCTCGTCGATGCGCTGGTGCATGGCCTCGTTGGCCCCGCCCACGTAGAAGCGCAGCCCGCCGAACTTCTCCTTGACCTGATGTAGCTGCCCATCCCAGCCCATGGCCAGCAAGTCCGTTATCAGCCGATCCACCAACGGCACCCAGCCGTCGCCGAGAAAGGCGCCG